ATTCTCATTTTTGCTACAGTATCGCCGTCAGTGACCCCCGCAAGTTCACTATCCGCGCAAAGTATTGCTGTGGTGGATGCAATAAACAAAGGAGCAGAAACACAAGTTCCCGGTACTGTACAAGTTGTCAGACTCGGCGTAGTAGTCGAAGTGTCTATTACCTTAGGATTACTATCGTGCCATATAGCCCAATATACAGTTTGATTCCTTTTTACACGATTGGTAGTTCGTGACCCTACGGTCACTACATTATCCAAATTATCATTAGGAACACCCCTCATCCATCCATGATTTGAATTAGCATCATCCGCCTTCGCCATCGAAGGAGCCAGTATGACCCCCACAATCGCAAGGTACATTAAAAATCGTTTCTTAAACTTCATTGTATTAGGTCTCCTAGAAGGGTAAAATATTCTAATTCTATTTATCCCAATTCTTAATTGCAGAAAAGTTATTATATGAGAATTCCAGTCGATCCACAAGTTTGACTGCATTTCCCTTTAGTCTGTCTACGACCACATAGCCTTCGTCTGGCGTCACCTTGTATCCAGTCTTGGTCTTGATAAATGTCTTGGCTAATCGGCGCGCACCCGTATCTAGCTTATTAACGATAAGGTGCTTTGCATCAAGAATGTGGCTTTGATACTCGACAACCTGACGAACAGTCGATTCGGTTTGACGAAAGACCCGAAGATACTCTTTCATTAGCTTCTCTTTTTGCTTCTTCGTTTTCTCTTGCTTTACGGAACCAATCTGCTTGGCCTTCCACCACTCCTCAAAATACTTGGCATAGCCTCGCGTGTGCGCGCGAGGATCTTTGACCTTTTCACCAGCCCGAACCAGCGTATTGTTATATGTCTTGAACGAAGCACCTGCTGCGGAACCTCCTTCTAAAGTCTTTTGTACATCAAGAAAACTCTGAAGGCTTCGAGAATTAATCTTTTGAAACACCTTACCTGCACGGGAAAGATGTCGGGTGATCGCAGCCGTTTCTTTTTGTGTGAACAGCATAGTCCCCGAAACATCACGATACGACGCATCTTCAAACCAGACGTTCTTGGTCCTTTTCAATCCAGAAACGCTGGCCCCGAACGAGGCTTTCATATCTGCAAGAGTCTTGCCTCCAGAATATGTGGTGTGCCAGACAACTCCCATCTTTGTAGACCTGATTGTCTTTGCGAATTGGCTACTTGCAGGAACAGCATATACAATCGTGTTGGGTTGAAATGTGATATAGTCTTCTCCGCCAATCGCAGTTTTCTCAAGATCGGATTGAGTGAACATCATGTCGCCTTGAAGGACACCTTTGATTCCGATGGCTGGAAGATTTGCAAGAGCAATTTGGAGCTTCTCGCGCAGCCCTCCTGAATAGCCATGCTTGTCAAGGTCAGAGGTAGACTTGACTAACTTTGGGTTCTTGGCGAACACACCTTTCGTGCCGACAAAAAACTTACCATCTTCTGGATCGGTGCCAGCAAATATAGCAGGTGCGCCATCCCACTTGACAGAAATATCTACCTTACCCTTTGACTGCCCAGCAAACATATCGCGAAGAGACTGAATAAAGTTAATGGCCGCACGACCCCCAGGCACACCGAAGTTTAGAATCTCATCCTCGATGTGTTCAAGGTGAAGATTCTTCCCGGGTGCTGCGCCTTCGGATAGTATGTGTTGGGCGAATGATCTCATATCTATATTCCAACCTTATACTTTTTATTTAATTCTTTCATCAGACTAACCTTGTCGTTTTTTCCTGTCCTTATGGCAAAATGAAGCAAGTGCTTTAATGCATCTCCTACTGCCCTTCCCTTCAGCCCAACCGAAGTCAAATCTCGACCCGACACTTTCAATTGGCTCAGGCTGTAAGGAACTTTTTTCTTTTTCATGGTTGCTAATCTGTAAGAAGGAATGAGACTCTTGCTAACTCCAGAAGCAATTGCATAGGCATTAAGATTATTGAGGACATTTTTACTCAGCCCTGCATGTTGATGTACCGTCTGAACAAACTCAATATCGTTCATATTGAATCCCTTTTCTTTATATCCTATCATGGCAGTCAAGGCTCGGGCATCATTCTTGGTAATCTTCATTTTAGTCATGGCGACCTCGGCGGCATTTTCTTCTCCGTAGTCTGGTCCAAGCACCATGGCTAGGAATGCCGGGAATGCTTTTTTGCTCAGTCGATTTACTGCTTTGGTATCAATATTATTTCTTTTGGCTCTCGGAAAAATGTGTTTCATTATTCCTGTTGAAAACAGATAGTCAATACCAATAGATACATTCTTGGACTTCTCAAACATTTTCCTGAGTTCTTCTTGGACCCTTTCGGCCGCTATTGTCTTGATGCTCTTTGAATTCTTTTGTATTTCCTTGAAGGTCTTCTTCTCTATCGTAAAATCAAATCGGGCTGCAAACTGAATTGCTCTCAGCATTCTCAATGGGTCTTCTTGAAACGCAACCGGGCTAATCATTTCTACTTCTTTATTGGCAATGCTCAATTGCCCCTTTCCGCCTACGTCATGTATCTCGCCTGTTTCTATATCTTTGGAAAGAGCATTCATCCAGAAATCTCTTCGGAGTTGATCCTGCTGAAGAGTAATACCCTTTCCTAGTTGGACCTTAAAATCTTTGTGCCCTTTTCCTGTACTCTTGGAATCTATTCTCGGAACAGAAATGTCGAGGTCTTCGTCTGTGCCTTCGGGTTTGAATTTGAGAATGCCGAAAGATTTTCCGACAAGATTTACTTTGCCGTATGGTTTTAATACCCGTTCTAAGTCGGATAACTCCATGCCTGTGACCAACAGATCAAGGTCTTTGGAAACCTTCCCTAGAAGTTCATCTCGTACTGCACCACCAACCTGATATATTTTACCGCCACCTGATGTAATTGCCTTACGAACATTCTTCGGGAGTGATTGTTCTAATTTAGATTCGACCAAGAAACTGTTATAGGTCTGACTAACAGATTCTACCTTCCTTCCGCCTTTGTCAATCTTAGTGGCGAAATGCTTCAGCTTACCGTGCAGTCTATGACTCTGATACTTTTCTCGCTTTGCGGGTCGCATATCATCGAGAACTTTCATTTTCATATGATTGGTTACGATGTAATGAACATCCTCTGGGTTTCCACCCATTGACTTAATCCACTTGCTGTACTTCTTGACCATCTCGGAAGAAACTTTTTCGTGCCCGAAGTGTGTGATGTGCCCCTTCTTTGGATGCACGCCCGCAGTCGAAGATTTTCCAATGTCATGGAAAATCGCCGCAAGGGCTAAATCAATGTCTCCTGTTTTGAGCGCCCTTCTCGTTACATAGATGGTGTGCTTCAAAACATCGCCTTCTGGATGCTTGTCCTTTCTCTGCCCTTGATGCTTCAGGTCATAAACCTTTTGCTTCAAGTCTTTCGGCATCTTGGACCAAATATCTCGGAAGGTCTTCGGAGAGGAAGATTCTAATATGTGTTGGGTGAATGATCTCATATCCTAACTACTCTTCCTCTAGCCGACACCTTATCTGTGACAACTAATCTTCCCGCACTATCTCCGCGCGAAGGAGACTTACCATAAATTTTCGGAACGCCTTGTCTGTCTACTGCATCGGGGTCAAATCGTTGGTCTTCTCGTCTAGACCGAAACCTAAAATATAAATCGTGGGATTTTGCATATCCCACAGCTTCATGTAGATTACCATTAACGGTTAATATATTCTTTTTTACATCATATCTTTTAGTTACAGTCATCGGCCCAATATACATATAATGAATAGGTCCGCCCATATCCTTATTACCAACAACAATTTTCTCTTTATAACGATTTGATATTTTACCAAATACATCTGGTATGTTATCGCCCGCATTAAAATCTTTAACGAGAGACTTATGAGCAGCCTTAAAAAATTTAGCACCAAGACCAGGAACAGCCAATTCAATACCTTTCAGTCCGCCGCCTGCTAGTGAAGGGGCAGCCTCACCCTTCATGGATAAATTAACAGCAACTTCCTTTCCTCGAAGCAACCTAAAGATTTGCACATCCGTATAGGGCTCTGCGCCTCCAACTTGCCTGCCTCCAAATTTGGCAGCACGAATAACTGCCGTTAATTTAGTTTTACCTGCAACAAGAGTTATTGGATTTTTTTTATTTTGTTTAACCGAAAGGTTTATTGCATCAACTAATTTAGTCTCTTGTCGTTCGGCCGCTGCACCTGCCATATCTAATCTCCCACTATCGTTTCTTTAAGAACTTAGATGGCCCAGTTTTTGTTTTATCGCTCAGATCAAATGTATAATCACTCTTTGGAAATCCAGATGTTGGAATCTTTACTGCCCATGTAGTATCATGGGGAACAGAAGATTTACTTCCATAACCCTTTACACGAAATCGAAGCTCTGGCTTTACATTGAATCTTGGAATAGGAAGATTAAGAGGATTTTTCTTCATATAAAATGCCCCATGACCTTTAACCTGAATGTAATAGGTCCCCTTATCTGAATAATAATCCCAAATCATTTTTGCAGGAACATCTGTCAGGTATAAATCGCCACCCTTGCGGGCGGCCGCCACTCTATTTTTAGCCGTCGCGGCGGTCTTCGTGCCTATTGCAACAGGGCCCCAGGTGTCCATTAAATCATCGTCATATGTCAATGTTTGTAAAAATTTGGTGAGTGTCGCACTATTCTTTGTGTCTGCATACCATTTGTTGGTTTCAGTATTCCAATGAACTTTGCCTTGAGCAAAATCCTTTCCTGTAATACCAATCTCCAGGTTATGCTCTTTTCCTTTATGGAGAAAGACCACATCAGCCCGATTAGTAGACCCGGCTGTATCCTTTGTCTTGGCTAATCCGTTTTTGAACAAGCCCACTTGAATTTTTTTCTCATAGTCGAATCCTGCTTTCGCAACTCCTCGTTTTTCTATGATATACTGCATAAAACTTTTCATGGGGACTATCCTTTTAAAAAATATGAAGACATCCCTATTTATAAGAAGTTGTAGGCTCCCTTACCCTCCTCTGAATACACCACTCCTTTAATGTCGAATGTGGCAATGGCCCGCTGACATCCAACGCACGGCTTGGAGAGTCCCCAGATTAAAGGAGTGTCTGGGCCGTCTTCGTGCTTGATTCGACAAACGTAAAGGGTCGCTTTCGAGAGTTGCTTTTCGGAGAGGTGGCGGAGAGCAGTCCGGATGGTGTCCGTCTCCGCATGAAGATAGATGGCATCTTCATTTTTAGAATACTTAGCTTGAAATGGGTGTGATCGCTTCTGGTTGATTCCCACAGAAACGATTCGATTCTTATATACGAGAGCGGCCGCGTGCCGCGCGCCCGAAGCCGTAGTATTTCGATCTACCCCTTCGGCGAGTACGGCCAAAAGGTCCAAGACCTTCTCATGCTTATCCATAATAAAAAATTATTCCTCATTTTCAATCCAATACACAGTCTTTTTGAGCAATCTTTTGATAACAGGATGACTCATATTCCTGTCATAAGTTTCTAGATAATCATACAACGTAGGCGACTTTTTCTTGGGAACTCCCTTCCCCCGTTGTAACAATTTGATGGGATCGGTTCTAGGAGAAAAATACTTTAGCTCCATCATAATACAATGAGCATGAGCTTCAATCTCTTCTGTCGAACCGTAGTATTCCTGGGCATCTCTCTTAGCTGGAACACGGGCATTACTAGAATAGACTTTGCAGGCATGATCTTCCCAGTCTTCGCTAGGAACTTTGATGTGCGCGCATTGCATTCGGTGAACTAACTCATGCTGAAGAGTCTGGGATAAATCAAACCTAAGTTTTTTCCATATCTTTTTGGTAATAAGAACGCGCTTCTCACTAGGTTTATAGGTTAGGTATACCTCAATATTCTGGCGCTGTCTCCAGGGAGCATATGCGCCAGTAACAACAATCATGTCTTTAGAAACCATATCATCTATGGCAACAGTAACCTTAGCCCCAAATGGACGAAATGCATCTTGAATAATTTTACAATGAGAGGCACTATTCACCGAGCCAATTATTTGGTCGGCAATTTTATCTAGCGCAGCATTGACCTTATTTACAAGATGCATAATTTCCAAATTCATTCGACGGGGAGGAGCAGGAACTATTATTGGAGGTGGTGAGTTCCTGCTCCTCCCTATGCGTTTGTGTGATGGGCCAAACCCCGTTAGTTATAAAAGTGTTAGGGTCTTGGGAGCTAACACCCTATAACATTCCCATCTTTCCGCAGAGTCGTATTTAAAAACGACCTGCACATCCTCTGCTACTTACGAGCAAACACAAACACACATTTATCAAATGCGTTTATTAGGCATTGGTTGACTTACCAACATTGGCGCCGCCAAAGTTGATGAGCCTGAGAATAAAATCTACGATGGCGTTGTCTGACGTATTCGGTGTCAACGTGGCGATGAGCGCGAATACCCCAACTGCCTGCGTAATAATCTCTAGATATGCCGGAAGATTGGCAGTAATTGCAGCGAAATCCATTATCTGATCTCCTTTGTTAAAGTGAACTAATGTCTTCAATACAGACATAAGGTTATTTATGCGACCAATCTACCCTAAATGTTAATTTGAGAAAAATCTCGTTTACCAAAACTAGTCTTATCAAAGGTGGGAGTATCAACCTCGTCTGAAACGTCTTGCTGTGCAGATTGATCTACATCATAAAGTCTCATTTTCGCTCTATCTACGCCTACTACAAATCGTCTATTTACTGTCGGGTCATTATACCGATTCTTCAACTGCTTCACCATCAACTGATTCAACGATTCTAATTCCTCGCTGGTGATAATGGCCAAGAACAGATCAGCCGTCGCGGGCAATCCAAACGATTCGGCTGTATTCTCCATCCCAATATCTGAACTTCCGTAACCTTCCCGATTAACTTGGGTTGCTGTGATAATGGGAACCTTGCGTTCGATTGCAAATCCTCGAAGCTCTTCGGCAATGCTCTTGATATATGTGTATGAATTAACATTAGTTCCCGGCTTAAATCGCGAAGAAGTGCAGATGTTGATATAATCTACAACCAAAACATCGGGAACAAAACTCTTCTTGAGATTTAGCTCATTGAACAAATGCCTAAAGTGACCAACACCAGCCTGGGCTGTTGGGAATTCTTTGACGATTAATTTACCGACTGTTTTCTCTCTCAACTTCTGAATCTTAGAATCATACAAGGCTTTGGGTAGATCATATAAATCATTGAGAGACACATTCAAAAGATTCGCATCAATACGTTCAGAGATTCGTTCTTCTGCCATTTCTAAAGTTATGTATAGAACATTCTTACCTTGCGAAAGATATGAGGCTGCAAAGTGACACATGGCTAATGTCTTACCGACACCAGGACCAGCCATCAAGACATTTAGTGTCTTGTCACAAATTCCCCCGTTCGTAATGTTGTTGAAATACTCTAGATCAAACGGAACATGGTTCTCGCGTTTATGATAGAAGTCAAATCTCTGGTCAGAATCCTCTAAGTAGTCGTGCCCAACATTTGTGTCAAACGAAATGGCTAGTGCATCGCTCAAGATTTCAGGAATAGATTCTTTTGTCTTATCTTGCTTACCATCAAGAATCTGAATAGATTCCATGACTGCATTATAGACAGCCTTCTCTTGGCAAAACTGTTCTGTCTGTTCAGCCAACCATTCAGCCGAAGGTTTTTCGTAATCATCAGTAAAGCTACTTAAAATACTCTGAGCAGATTCAAAATCCGATTCGCCAATATCACTATCGTTTCCCAACTCAATAACTAATGCTTCGGTTGTGGGAAGACTATTATATTTGGTAACGAACGATTCTATCTGTTCAAATAACAATCGCTCTGGGCGATCATGGAAGTAATCACTCTTTAGAAAAGGGGTTACCTTCCGTGTGAATTCTTCG